GAGGATATGTTAGCAGCTAACTTTACAGATGTATATTTTTCGTTGGTTTTTTTTTATCAAGTTTACAGAAATTGGATAGAAGTTACAAAGGATTATTTGGTAACCAAGATGATGATGACAGGGCAGACAATGGAGCAGTGCAACCAAGTGGTAACAAATTTATGCAGTATTTTGGATGGCATTATTCAGCCAAACTTATTGCCGACCACGAAAATATTAGAGTTGAGGAAGTTTACGACAGATCCACAATAGAGAGTTTAAATTCCCTAGCCTATCTTAAAGCAAAAGCAGACTATGATAGGGAGTTACATAGACAGTTATAGTTTCCCCTTCCATTACGGAGGGGGTTTTTTTTGTGCGGTATTTAGATCCGGTCTTGCTATTTAGTTTTATGAGTATTAGTCAAGCACAGGCAAAAGCGATAGCAGATGGCTTTTTAGCTTCATTAGGGGAGGAAAAGTTTAGAGCTACCGGTATGCCTGTTATTGAAAAATTATTGTTTAAATATGGCGCAGAGTTCCAAAAACAAATAAAGGAGAATCTTAATAAAAACAAATCAATAGCATCTGGGAACATTAGCGACATAAGGGTTGAGTTTACGCAGTTCGGTACTTTATACACTTTGTCAATGGGTTACCCTAAAAGCGAACCGGCATCAAAGTATTGGGATTATGTCAATCAGGGAGTAAAGGGTACAAAGAATGAAAAGGCAGATAGTAAAACCCCCTACTCATTTAAGAGTACAAAAAAATCTATTCCTGTTTCAGTTGTAGAAGGTTGGTTAAAATACAACAAACTTAAAACAGTTGCAGTAAAAAAATATAGTAAGCTAGGAGTAGAATTAAAAGCTATTGAGGGCAAAAAGTCTTTGGCTTATGCCATTGCCAGATCTATTCACACAAAAGGATTAAGTTCAACAAGGTACTTTGATAAGGCTGCCGATGAAGTATTTGGCGAGGACTTTCAAAAGATTATGAACGCTGCATTAGGTTTTGATGTAGAAATAAAAATTAAACAAATAGGTAAAGAATTACAAGATGGCAATAACAATAGAAAGTAGCCCTGCGACATATAGCAGTATGCACGATGACTTATGGTTTGTAGCAAGTTCTACAAATGTAGGTCAGACTTCATTTAAGTTTATATATGATATTTATATAAACAATGCACAGGTAAGCAGGACAAAAATATACCCATCCCCTTCTGCGGAAGGTAGCTATGGGATTTATAATTCAAGCCCTGTGGTTAGNGCTTATGTTACTAACTACTTTGAGCCAAGTGGTAATTCAATCCTAGTTTCATCCAATGATAAAATTAAAGTTGATTACACAATTAAGATAGGCGAGGAGTACAATACTGCAAGTGGATCTATAAGCAATTATAATTTAGCATCAGGGGCATTGAACGCTTACAATTATTACCCACCATTATTTGCTGATATATTCTTTACTAATAACAATACACCATTAGTTTTATCTAATTATTACGATAACCTTTTGCTTGAAAACTTTACAGATGATTGGATTACAGAAAGGGATAATGAGAATATCACGATTGAATATGGAGATAATTTTTATGCAACCTATTTAAAGATAACTGCCGGAAGCTATAAGGCATTTGTAGATGTAGTAAATAATAGCGGATCTGTTGTATCAACTGCAAGTGCTAATATTACTTTGTCTGGGGAGATGAATCTATTTAATTTACAGGCAGCTCATATAAACGATTGGGCAGGTTCAACATTGATTGATGAGAATACTTATGGCTATAATGTCTATTTAAAATTAGGAGTGGCTGAATCAAGAAAATTAAAGTTTGTTCAAAAGTGCTACCCTAAATACAGGCAGTACAATTTACACTTTCTTAATAGGCTAGGCGGTTGGGACACTATGAAATTTGCATTAGTAAATAAAAGGTCAAGTGAATTTCAAAGGGCATCATATAGAAGGAACGATTGGCAGTTAAGCGGCAACACGATGAGCAACATTGATGTTTATAATAAATACAATGAGACTACATTAAACTACGCTATTCAGCACAAAGATAAATATAAGCTAATAAGCGATTGGGTTAGCCAACAGGATTACGAATGGTTAGCGCAGTTAGTAGCAAGTAGTATTTGTTATATGGAATATCAGGGGGCATATTTCCCGGTAGTAATAAGCGATACTAACTATGAATATAAATTAGAGATAAGCGACAAGCTATTTAATTTTGAGATTGAAATTGAAGTAGGTAAATATACAACAAGCCAATTTAGATAATGATAAGCACAGAGATATATATTGAAGATAATAGATTAGATCTAGTTCAGGATATTAGTACAGAGTTTACATATACCATTGATGACATTACGGACTTTGGTAGTAAAAATACTAGCTTTAGTAAAACAATATCTATTACAGGAACTGCAACAAATAATAAAATATTTGGCTTCATTTTTGATATGGGTAGTGCTAACTTTACAGATGATACTTTGCCAAATGTTAACTATAACTTTAATGCAGCAAAAGCAGCACAATGTAGAATATTTATTGACAAGGTACAGATATTTAAAGGCACATTAAGAATCCTTGAAATTGTTGTAGATAATAAAACAATAGAGTATCAATGCTCGGTCTTTGGAGAACTTGGTGGATTTATAACATCTCTAGGGAATGATAGATTAGAAAATTTAGATTTTAGTGCATACGACCATACTTATAATGTTGCTAATATTGCAGCAAGTTGGGATAGTATTGCAGGATCTGGGTATTACTATCCATTGATTGATTATGGTAATGTAAGCACAGGGGCTTATGGAGTAGCTAAAAAAGACTTTCAATTTAAAGCATTTAGACCTGCTTTATTTGTAGCTGAATATATTGAAAAGATATTTGAGGGAACTGATTACACATATACTTTGGATTTAGGTGCAGGGGATTTGGCTTTATATAATAGGTTAGTTATACCACATAATCAAGCATTCTTATCAAGTTCTACAAATTTGCAATTAGATGCCTATCCAATAGACCAAACATATACAGGTACTGCGGTTGAGTTTTTTTTAGAGTTTGGCACATTTACTTTAGGCAACTTTACTTTAACATCTAGCAATACGCTATTCACATATACAGGTTCAACAAAAGTAGTTAATATTGATTTCAATGTAAACGGAGAATGGGAAGTTGGAGAAAATGCAACTATGAGCTTATTAAAAAATGGAGTAGCTATTGCATCATATAGTATGGGAGTAGGGTTTGCCGGTAATTATTTTCAAGCTAATTTCAATATAAGTGCAAATACAATTTTAACAAACGATACTTTTAGAATACGAGTTGCTTGGTCATTAGGAAGTCAGCCATTTACATTTAATAGTTTGAGTTCATCAGGCTTTGATATTTCTACTACTACATCGGATATAATACCTGTAAATTATGCAGAGACAGTTAAAATAAATAACACAATACCAAAAGGGGTATTTCAAAGAGACTTTTTTTTAAGTATATGTAAGTTATTTAATTTGTATGTATATGATGATACTTGGGATGAAAAGAAAATACTTTTAAAACCATACATAGACTTTTACCCATCAACGAGTGCAGAGGCAGAAGATTGGACTAACAAAATAGATAGGGCAAAACCATTGAGCATAAAGCCAATGAGTGAATTAAATGCAAGATATTACCATTACAAATTTAAAGAGGATAATGATTTTTACAACGAGAATTATAAGAAAAAATATAATGAGAGCTATGGCGATAGGATATACGATACTGCTTATGACTTTAGTAAAAATACAGAAAGTGTTGAAGTAATATTTGCACCAAGTGTTTTATACCAAAAAACAGGCACAGATAAAATATTTCCTGCAATCTATAAGGTATCTGATAATAACACAAAGGAAAATGCAATGGATAGCGTGGTAAGAATATTACAGGCTAAAAAAATAACAGGCAAAGCAAGTTGGAATATTTTAAACGATGCAACAGTATTAAGTACAAACACCGCTTATGGCTATGGTGGGCATTTAGACAATCCAGATAGCCCAACAAACGATATTAATTTTGGAGTACCTAATGAGCTACAATTTACTGCAACTACCTATCCAACAACTAATTTATTCAATGCTTATTATAGCGAATACATAGCAGAGATAACAAGCAAGAATAGTAAACTATTAACTTGTTCAGCATTATTAAATACTATTGATATTATGAATTTGGATTTTAGCAGCTACAAATGGATTGATGGAGTATTATACAGATTNAATAAAGTAGAAGGGTTTAACCCAATGGAATACAAGACAACAAAAATAAGTTTATTAAAAGTAATTGAAACCGAATACTAATGGCACAAAATTTAGATCTTAATGTTAATGTAAATACAAATGAAGCCGGTAAAGCGATTGGTTCATTAAAAAGCCAATTAAAGGAAGCACAGGCAGAGGTAGCTGCATTATCAGATAAGTTTGGAGCAACATCCAAAGAGGCTATTGAAGCAGCAAAAAGAGCAGGAGAATTAAAAGATGCAATAGGAGATGCAAAATCATTAACAGATGCTTTTAATCCAGATGCAAAATTTAAATCATTAACTGCATCTTTATCAGGTGTGGCAGGTGGATTTGCTGCGGTACAAGGTGCAATGGGATTGCTAGGCGTAGAATCAGAAGATACACAAAAAATGTTGTTAAAGGTTCAATCTGCTATGGCAATTTCACAAGGATTGCAATCGGTTGGGGAAGCAGTTGATAGTTTTAAACAATTAGGTGCAGTAATAAAAAGTACAACATTATTTCAATCTGCATATAATTTTATATTAGGAAATGAGAAAGTTGCAGTTGCAGGTAATATTGTTGCATTACAAGCAAAAACAGTTGCAACAGAAGCACAAACAGTTGCAACAGTTGAGCAAGGAGTTGCAACAGTAACAACAACAACTGCGGTAGGAGCTTCAACTGCAGCAATGAAAGCGTTTAGAATAGCTTTGATTGCATCAGGTATTGGAGCATTAATTATAATAATAGGATTTGCAGTTGAGGCATTTTTAAAATTTAAAAATTCAGCAGAAGATGCAGCCGCAGCACAAGAAAAGCTAAATAAAAAAATAGCAGATGGTGCTAAAATACAATTTGATGCAGAGATTAAATTTTTAGAAAATCAAGAAAAATTAGATATTGCTAGAGCAAAAGCAAAAGGTGCAAGTGAACAAGAAATATTTGAAATTGAACAATCATATAGAAGGAAAACGGCAGAAGCACATCAAAGGCATTACAAAGAGGTATATGGCAAAGATGCAAAAGCAGCACAAGAAAGTTCGGATGAGATTAATAAAATTAATACAGATGGTCAAGTTGCAGCACTTGAAAATGAATCTAGGATAAGAAAAGAAGCAGCAGATAAAAGAAAAGCTGATAATGAAAAGAAAAAAGAGGAAGATAAAAAAGAGCAAGAAAGGAACAATGCTAGTATAAAAGCTAATTTAGATTTTGAACTACAAATACAAATTGATGCTAATAAAGCAGAAGATGATTTAGCAGAAAAAAAGAAACAGGCAGCTATTATAGAGGATGAAAGGAATATAGCTAGTATGAAAGCTACCGCAGATTTTGAAGTGCAGTTAGCAAATGATTTATTAGCAATAGAAGATGAAAGTTTAAAAAGAAAAAAAGAATTTAAAGAGATTGAATTAGAGGCAGATAGACAATTACAAGAAGCTAAATATGAAAATGCTAAAAATGCTTTATATCTTTTAGAAGGTTTAGCAGGTAAAAATGAACAACTTGCAAATATTATATTTGCTATATCTAAAGCATTAGAAATTGGTAAGATTATAACTTCAACCGCATCAGCTATTGCAGAAGTTAAAGCAGGAGTCGCGGCAGTTCCTGCTATATTACCACCGGGTATTCCAAACCCTATGTTTGGTGCAGCAGTAGGAATTGGAGCAGGTAAAATAGCTGCTTTAAAGATTGGAGCAGGTATATCAATAGCATCAATAGTAGCAGCAAGTATTGCAAAGTTTAAAGGTGGGGCATCAGGGGATGTTACCACAGGATCTATTTCAACTACTGCGCCTATGACACCACAGTTGCCACAAGCACAAATGACACAATTAAATAGACAAACAATAAACGATATAGGCAATCAGGCAGTAAGGGCTTATGTAATTGAGACAGATGTAACAAGCAATCAAGAAAGGATGGCAGCCATTAGACAAAGGGCAAGATTTAGTTAAGCGATAAATAAACAAATTAAAACTATTTAAGATTATGGAGAAAGAATTACCTATCTATATGCTTGACATTACAGATGATGTTGAGGATGATTCACAGGTTGATTATATAGCATTAGTTGATAAACCGGCTATTCAAAAAAATTGGTATGCTTTTAAAGAAAAACAAGCCTTTGATATTATTAGCGAAGACAAGCGCATTATTAGTGGAGCTATTATGTTGGCTGATATACCTATTTTTCGCAGCGATGCTACTTATGGGGATTACTATGTGGCATTTACTAAAGACACTATTTTTAAGATTGCACAAAAGTTTTTCAAAAAAGGGTATCAAAACAATGTAAATCTAATGCACGATAGCGGTTCAGTTGTAGAAGGCTTAACAATGTTTGAGAGTTTTATTACTGATAAGTCAAGGGGCATTATGCCAATGAAGGGTTTTGAGGATGTGCCAGATGGATCTTGGTTTGGTAGCTTCAAAGTAGATAATGAAGAGGTATGGCAAATGATTAAAGATGGCAAGGTAAAAGGGTTTTCAGTAGAAGGCTTATTTAACTATAAACCTAAAAAGGTTATGCAATCAGCATCACTTATGGATAGTATCAAAAAGATATTATCAGAGGTTAAGTGATAAACAATTTATTTTTTAACTATTTAATAAAAAAAGTATGAACGCACAAGAAGCGATATTAAAAATCAAAGCATTATTTGAAGATGCCCCAATGACTGAACCTGTTGATTCAACAGATGTTAAAGTTGAAATGATGGAGTATTCTTTATTAGATGGTACTAAAGTAATGATTGATAAATTAGAAGTTGGCGGTAAAGTTACAATGGAAGATGGTAGCAATGCCCCATTAGGTGAGCATCAATTAGCAGATGGCACAAAGGTAGTAGTAGATGAAGCAGGTGTTATTTTAGAAATGGAAGCACCAAAAGAGGATGAAGTTCCAGAGGAAGAGCCTGTGGAAGCAAAACAAGATATGAGATTTGATGAATTAGCATCAAAGTTTAATCAAGTTTTAGCATTTAACGAGAGCTTACAAAATAGAATTAATGAATTAGAAGGTAAGGTTAAGCAAGGTTTTGAATCAGTAGCATCTTTAATAGAAGCACTTTCAATTAACCCAACCGCAGATCCTGTTCAAAAACCTAATTCATTTAAGGCTTATGTATCAACAAATGATATTAAAGAGCAAAGGATTAACAAATTTAGAAACGCAATTTTAAACAAATAAAAATTAATAACAATGGCATTTGACATTTCAGCATTATCAGCATACACAGAACAAAATGAAGCCTTATTGGTTACTTCATCTGTATTAGGTGCAAAAACTGCTTCTCTTATTAAGAGTGCAGGAAATGTAATGATTGGTGTAAAGTCTGCAGAGACTATCAACATTATGGAGACCGATGCAATATTTCAAGCAGGTGGTACTTGCGGATTTAACGCATCAGGAGCAACAACTTTTACTCAAAGAACAGTAACTGTTGGAAAAATTAAAGTACAAGAATCATTATGTCCTAAATCTTTAGAGACTGCTTATTTACAAAAAGCATTACCAACAGGAAGCCAATATGATTCAATTCCTTTTGAGCAACAATATAGCGAGAAAAAAGCTAAAACTATTGCTTCTCAAGTAGAGACTGGGTTATGGCAAGGTGATACAGGTTCAGGAGATACTAACTTAAAGCAATTTGATGGTTTAGTTAAATTGATTGGTGCTGCATCAGGAGTAGTAGCTGCAAATGTAGTAGCTTTTATTACAACTGCGCCTATTAGTACAGGAACAGGTATTGTAGCAAGTAATGTAATTTCAATTTTTGATGGTATCTATAAAGCTATTCCTGCAAAGGTTGTAGCTGCTGAAGATATGACTATCTTCTGCGGTATGGATTCTTTTAGAACTTACACTATTGCATTGAAAAA